GGAAAAGTAAGAACAGAAAAGCAGGAAAGAATAGTAAAGCAAAGAGGAGTGAAACAGACAAACCAAATGAGTGTGAAATGCGCTAAAGCGCAGCGCTATTTTCGAGCGCGCATCGCGAGCAAGGGCATGCGAACTAATCGCGAGGAAACACATCGGGGAACATGCCGCGCATCGCCTCAGGCAAGGCCTCACGGAACAAATCCGGATGCATATGAGCGTGGGCAGAAGAAGCAACGTCCATGGCCTCAACTGTTGAATGATCCGCGTGCTTAAGAAGCCCGAGGTAATTCAACCACTTGTTCTGGGCGGTGGGATCCCTTGACTCAAGAATCATGGTCCGGTACTGGATACCGCGAGCTGAGTATTCCGGTATGGTGCCGCCTAAAGTGAAACCACTAAACTCCCCGACGACACCGTTCAAATTCTTGAACTCCCATGGAGAATCCGGAAACTCGTCGGAGTCGCAATAACGATCAATAGCTTCATCATCGCCATTGATGGCCACAGTATCTTCAGCGGTGACATGGTTGATCAATGAGGCGACGACGGCTCGTCTCAAACTGTTCAATGCCCAAGTATACCTGTCGCCGGAGTTCTGCATGGTGCCCATGGGGCCATGTTGGCTTCTGGCATTCAAGCGTCGTTCAGCATATTCGGCCATGTACCAACCTGGAAAGCCCGATCTCATCATGACGTGCAGGTCGAAATTCAGGACCCCGGCGTCACAGCCTACGTCCCAACGCGTAACGTCGGAAGTGTGTACACCATTACCCACGCGCCACGTCTTAGAATACGCAGTGATGAACTCCTCGGGGTTCATCCTACGATAGAAAAGGAAGTTGCTCGGGAACGCTGATATTATCTCATCCTCCAAAAATAAGGCGAATGGGCCATCACCGAGAGTTTGCTTGATATCGTACTCATGGATAAGTTGGCCCGGGATGGCCTCCTTCTTGTCCCGCTTCTCGTCCTTCTTGATGATCTGTCCTTTCAGCGAGATTCGTATGTCCGAGCCAGTTCGGTCTGGATCATGAGAACCTAGCTTATCCAACACCACATTCTGAGCCCGCTTACTGCAGTACTCGCGCACAGTGCGCTCACAGTACTGTTCAAACTTCAGCGCTGTCCATTGAGGTGGGTTCGG